TTATGAATTTTCTGTAAACTCAATAGGAAGCTGTTCGTCTTTAGCTTCACTTTCAGGCATTTCAAAAAATTCAATTTCTTTTTCCTTTTCCTTTAAGCCTGTATAACAATATATTCCATAGTATTTCACACAGCCTATACCATTCTTCTCTGCACGCTCTTTAATATTTCTTTTATTTAAAGCTTTAAAATCATTAACAACGCACCATTTCTGATATTGTGCTTCAAAGTCAGTTTTCTTTATTCTGTCTGTTTTTTCATCAGTAATTTCAAAACATTCGTCTAAAAATCTATAAACAGTGTCAAGGTTTGCACGATATTCATTCAATATCGCCTTGCTTGCCTGACAATCTGTAAATTTGTATCTATTTTTATTAAGTCTAATTAAGCCCTCTAAAGCCCAGAGGAAAACACCGTCAACTTCTTTCGTTATCTTGTCAATAAGTCCACCGTCTCGTTCTTCAACAGCAACTGGACTATCACAGGGGAGTATTGTCATTCTTTCGAAAATATGGCCACCCTTGTCATCAGCGAAGTATGGCAGGTCATTGCAAGAAACAAGTATACCTCCTCGGAAAACCCAATCAAAGGATTGTTTTCCTTTAAATTCTACTTTTACTCTATCGCCACCTGTAAGCTGTTTAAAACCACTGCTATTCTCTATTGCATCAGCCTGTTGGTCGCCTACTACGTCAAGCCTTTTACCATACAAGTCCGACAGTGCAAACCTATCAGACATATTTTGAATAGGTATATTTATGGTATGTTCTCCACCTAATATCCTACAAATAAGGTTCAGAAAAACACTTTTACCTGTATTGCCTAATGCCGAATACAACACAAGGCACTTTTTAACCCTATTTATTGTTATATTTGAAAGCAACAAGCCTGTCCATTCTTGCAACAACATAAGTTTTTCATTATCTACAACTCCACTTTTATCAGAGCATAGCTTCTTAACAAACTTCATAAAAACAGGTGCTTGTGCGTTTTTGTCATATTTACAGTTAAGCTGTATTGTACTTATACAATCAGCACTATGTTGTACAAGCTCGCCTTTCTTTAGGTCTAAAAGACCATTTTGTAAATTTATAACACTTTCATTACTGTCAGCATAATCAAACTCATAAACATTTTCTCCACTACAACCTACAAGATTATAAATATTATTAAGAATAGTGTCACTTGCTAAGCCTATAGGAATATAACTTTTTATGTAGCTCTTAAATTCCTGCTTACTACACTTCTTATAAACGCCATTATCATATACATAGAAATCAGCAATATCATAACCTTGTCTTTTAAGCATTACATAACTTAAATTTTCTGTTATTGCCCTTGCCAATTTGTCAGCATTTACTTTTACCGGAACTTCTTTATTTACTATAAGCCAGTCTGCCCATTCATAGGGTAGTGATTTTAATAATCCTTTAAAATCATCTACTGAATTACCTTCATTAAAGTAGTCTGTCACATCGCCTTTTGGCTCATTTGAAGTTGTTACTACCTTAATAGCAGAAGCAACATTTCTTAAATCTTTTTTTATTATTTTACACAAGTTTCGCCCTGCATCGTCATTGTCGGGAAGTATAACAACCCTTGCACCTCTAAAGTAACTTGCGTATTCTTTTCGCCAGTCACTTGCTCCACCGGCAGTTGTGGCACTATAGCCAAAGTTTTTGAGGGTGTCAACATCTTTTTCTCCCTCCACAATATAGACGGCATAGTTATCCTTTATTGCCTTTTTAACAGCCTCAATGTTATAAAGTGTGCGAGGTATGCCCTCAATACCTTTCACAAATTCACCATTTTGGAGTGTTCCGTAGAGCATTTTTTTACCCTCAAAACGCAATTTTAGATATTCGCCATAATTATAAACAGCTTCTAGCTTGCCTAAATGCTTTTCCAGTTTTGACTTCCAGTTGCTAGTTTCTACTTGTACACCGTTATTTAAGTCTGCCATTGTTAAACCAACGGCAGAAACAATATCTCTTGTGTCACAGCCTGCGTGGCAGTGCATAAGTATCTTGTCGCCCTTTTCACTTATTGTAAGTGAGTTTTCTTTATCATTGTGACAAGGGCAAGATACCTGATACGAGCTTGAACTTAGCCTTTTGGGGTTGCTAAAATAATTAACTGCGCTATGTAAATTCACTTAATCACAACCTTAAAATGGCAAGTCATCATCGCCTACATCAGTAGCCGGGAAGAATCCATTAGTATCATTCGTAGGCTGTGGTTGTAAACATTTCTTTTCCGGTACAGTAAAGTTATTGTTTTTAATATCTTCTGTAGGTAAGAAAAATCTTACTTTCACAGCAGTAGCAACCCCATTATTGCCCTGAAATTCTTCTTCACCAAACACAGCACCTACTGTCTTACCTTTAAACTGAGCTCCAAAATTATCGCCCCAGTTTATTCCTACGCCATTGCTTGCTTCAACGCTCTTACAAAAGCCTAAAAATGTGTTTATGTATTCGCCTTCTGTAAGGGCATAAACTATACAGCCCCACTTTTTGTTTGCATTGGTGTTGTTCTTATATTTTTCTGTATAAAGACCTTTGTATTCACCCTCTGCAATATCTAAAGAAATTGTTACCATTTCTTTACCGGCTTTGGATTTTGTTTCTTCTACCTGCATAATCTTGCAAATATATCCTCTAGCAGGAAGTCTTTTACCTCCACCTAACTGGTATTCATCATAATTGTTTGGTTTCTTCATTTTAAAATTCCTCCTAATTCATAATATTCTCTTATAGCTGTATCAACAGCTTTCAAATCATTGTCAATAAGTTCACTGCTAAACATATCCGGTGGGCTTTTTGACACATCTGTTCCATCGGTTTTTGTTTTAAAGTAATGTTTCCCGTCTTGAGTTATACATCTCAATACGATTGTAAACATACCCTCAAGACACACCTTTTCATCAAGTATCTTCCCTATTGTCTTTGGTTTATACTCTCCCATATCGTTGCATTCTTCGTGCATAAGGATATACACAATAACGTCTTGTGGAAGTGTATAAATGTAATCAATCATTCGCCAAAACCTGTCTGCAATATCATTGTAAAATCCAAATATGGCATTTCCCACACCCTTTGCAGAATGTCCACGCATAAACATATTTGTTATTAAATATCCTGCGTCATCTAGTACAACCGTTTTGACCTTAGGATTTTCACAATTTAATTTTGTCATTGCTCTGGCAATTTCGCTATATTTGTCCGTGTTTATAGCTGTATTAAATCTTTTTCTAAAGGGTAACGGCTTTCGACTTACATTAATTAAGAGTATTTCATTTTCGCCAAAATTTCTAAGGCTTGTACTCTTTCCGGAGCCACTTTTACCCATTATCAATACAGGTGTTCCCACATTAAAAACTCCTTTCTGAAATATAGTAGCATAGGCTACATGACATATCGTGACATAAATTACCTTATTGTTACAGATGCCGAATATCTAGCAAACCCTAAAACTTCTCCGTTGTCTAAAGCCTGTCTGATTTTATCCTTGTCAGCAACTAAAGAAATGCTTTCTTTTTTATATTCATCAGGAATTTGGTCACTAGTCCCTACTACTAATTTGTCAACTTTTAAACCATAGAGAGAAAATAATTCTGTTTTCATCTTTTCTCTGCCTGTGGCCAACATAGCTCCGGCGACAGCCTCTTTTAAGTTGTCTAATTTATTTTCAAGCGACTTTTTCTTTTTTGCCAATCTCCTTTGCTCGTTAGCAATAGCATCTATACAAGCCTTTGTGTTCTTGGCAAGCTTTCCGTACCCGTTAATTTTTTCCTTAAACTCCAAATCTAAACTTTCAAAAGTGTCTTTCAAACATTCTGTAGATACATGGCAGTCTGGGTCATCTATCATATCCTGCAACTGGTCTAACTCCTCTGTCAACTCGTATAATGTAGACATTATTCCTCGTCCTCCTTAACCTCAACAACAATCTTCTTTACCTGTTTAGGCAGTGCCGTCTTTCTTATGTATAGTGTTCTGATTGCATCAGTTCCACCTGTTTCTGTATATACATAAGTACCTTTTGTAGTTCTCTGTAAATCGAATTTTGCTTTAATCATTAAAACCCCTCCAGTTTAGCTTTCTTCTTATCTATAATGCCTGCTGATTTTAACCTATTGTAAAGTGTTGTCTTTGCAATGCCGGTAATTTCAGAAACAGATTTAATACTTAGACCTTGTCCCACATATAAATCCTCAAGCTCTGTATTACTGTAAGAATCTCCTAAATTCTTGCCTTTACCATAACTGTATGTACGAGCCTTTTCTCTTGCATTTGACAATATGTCATTTGCTGTTTTATGCTCAACCTGTTTCTGCTTTAAATCAGCAAGAACTTTTTCTTTGTTGTCAGCCTCTTTTTGAAGTTCTTCATTTCGTGCTTGCAACTTTGTTGTTTCTTCATTTACCTTATTAACAATGCAATTACAGTAATAATCTTTTAGCCTGTTTTTCTCTGTTTCTGTAATGACAATACTGTTGCCACAACAAGCTTCATTGTTTAAATTTACACAATCTTTAATACAATTTTCTTCTGCATTAAAAATACATAATACATTTTCACAATTAATAACCATTTGACTTTTTCCTTTCTATGTTCTATAATTTAGTTGTAAATATATTCCCAAACGTGTTTATATAGGGTCCTCTGCTGCAACAGAGGACTTTTCTATTTCTACCATCTGACGCACCTTTCCATTGTTCGATAACGCTTTTCTTTACTAAGCGTTATTACTTCTTGTCCTACAAAATACTCTTTTACTTTTAAAAATAAATCCCAAACGAACCATACAGCTTTTTCACATAAACCTTTAATCATTATTTTCACTCCTTTTTAGCTTAATAGACCAAACACGCAGCCAAGAAAAACATAGCTACAATTAATAACATTTCCAAATTTATTCCTCCTTCCTTAAGTAAAACAACTTATAAAATCGGCAAGTCTACTTTTATTAACAGCGTTTTTTAATTCCTCTGTTGAATTAATTCCGTATTTTTCAGCAATATAAATACGCATTTCCTTTGCAGATTTATAATTCAATGCTGTCTTGGTATTTTGTTTTTTCATAAAACCACCTCCCCTCAAGTTAATTATGAAATTGCTTTGAAATTCATTGCCTTTGCAAATTCTTCAGCAAAGTTTTCTTGCAACTTCTCAATACATTTATCACCTTTGTACTTATTGCACTACTCGTAATGTTCCTTTTTGTAATTTTCTTTAACTATTTTCTTAGTTCCTAAGTCAATTTTAATATCTTTTAATGCTTCTCCTTATGTGCTATAATTTAACTAACCGATATTGCCGTATCGGTAATACTTATAGAAAGGAGGAATATTATGGATATAAATTCTTTAAATTCTTTAAATAAAAATTTCATTGAAACTTTTGAAAAAGTTTCAGCCCAACAATCAGCTTTTGTAAATGCTCTTAGCGGTATTAGCTCAAGTCCACTTATAGGGCTAACAAAACCAATCGACAACATTTTTACGCCGTTATCCAAAGATACAGGTATGCTTAAATTGATTGAAGAACAACAAAAATATATGGCTTCAATGAGTGAACCACTAAAATATGCTCAAATACAATGCGAGTACTTAAAACCTTTTACAAATATTTTAGAAAACAGTTCTATTTATAACGCAATACAAGCTAATAAAAAAATGATAGATGCTTTAAATCCTATTGGAAGTACTTTAGGTCTTGCTTCCCAAATGACAAAGACAATAAAAAACTCCCTAGAGCTTTTGAACGCACAGAGCATTTCTTTTATGGGAAAAGAAATACCAAAATCAAATTTTATAGAATATGTAGATGAAATTAATAACCATGAAGATTTAGTAAATTCAGTCATTTCATCATCTTCCAAAACTTTTGAGTCATCTTATGAAAGGAATAAACAACTAGATAAAAGTTTAGAAGAAATAGCAGTTATAAATGATAAACAACCGTTTTCTAAATGTACGCTTAATAGTAAAACACTTCAAGAATTTAAAGCACTTCCAATTAAAGATAAATCTGAAGTTGTATTAAATTACATAAAATCTTTTAGTATTGTTTTAGGCTTAATTATTAATACATTTTTAGGTACTAAAAAAATAAATTTCAATTTGGTGTTATTTTCACAAAATGTAGTAATAAACGCATTTAATTCGTTACACGATGAAGATGGCATACATTTAGGCATTGCATTATTTAGTAAAAATGTTACATACACTTATCTTGATAAACCAGAAGATAAAGTGGTTTCTTCTTGCTCAATAGGAGAAAACACAAGTTTACCATCTGAATCAATAGTAAAAGAATAATTATCTGCTGGCTTATATACACTTGCATATCCGGCGTTTCTATTTTGTTTTGTGTAACAATTTTGGTTGTTTTTGATTTTTAAAGTATCAAAAACAACCAAACCTATAAAAGCAGCTGTAGCGATAATATTGCTGATTATAAGGATTTTATCGTGAATACTTAATTCTTTAAATTTTTTCACACTTTCCACCTCCTACGCAATTTCGTCTTTTGAAACATTAAATAAGTATTCTAAAGTTAATCCTTTAAATAAAGATTTTATCTTCATTACTTCTGTCAATGTAAAGTCTGTTTCTCCGGATAATTTTAAATATAATCCTTTTTGAGAAAGGTTTAATGTTTTAGCTAATGAATTTTTAGATATACCATTTCTGGCCAATTCAGCTTCTAAATTTTTATACATGATATTACCTCCTTCTATTTTTTACTCTATTGAGTTGTTTCAATAGTATAATATCACTATATTGAGTATATATCAAGTATAATTTTTACTAATTTGAGTAATTTTTTACTTAAATGAGTAATTTTATACTTGACTTTTTATTCCTATATGTTATTATTAGTGTAGGAGGTGACAAAATGAATTTCTTAGACAATTTGGAACAACTTATGTTAAAGAACAATATTAAAAATATAAGCGTTCTGTCAAAAGAAAGTAACATTCCATATACTACCCTAAAAAATTTTTATACAAGAGGAACTGAAAATGTTGGATTATCTACATTAAAGAAAATTGCTGACTTTTTTGATGTGACTCTTGATTATCTTGTTTATGGAGAATACATATTAAAATGCAATAAAGAAGAATTTGATATTGTTCAATCGTTTAGGTCTTTAAACCCAGACGGGCAGAATTATATATTGCAAACACTTGATATGGCAAAAAATACATATTCAAGTGAGTTAAAAAAATCTTCTAATAAAGAAAAGATAACTTTAGCAGCTGCTAGAGGCAACTCTAAGCTTGAAATTGTTTCTGATGATGACGCAGTTCGCAAGGATTTAGAAAACTATAACCCCCCTACAGATTTATAGTTATATTTTTCCATTTTTGGAAATAGTTCACTAATGTATTATACATTTCTCTTTTTTATAATTAATTTGAAAATTGATTATAAAGGAGAAATATATGGAATATTACGATTACAAAATAGCGAGAAATTTGGCTTGGAAGGTATTAATTGAGTGTGATATTAGAGAGTTTTCTATAAATTTAGCAAAGATAATTAATCATTATAAGATATATCTTGTAAGATATTCTGAGAGTGAGTATATTAATAATCACAGCTTACCTAATGAGGATGGCTTTAGTAGATTAATAGACGGTAAATCAATCATTTATTACAATGACAAAAAACCAATACATAGAGCTAGATTTACACTGGCACATGAAATAGGACACATTTTACTAGGGCATTTGGCTAACGGCGAAACTTTACATAGAAACACCGAATATGATGTATTAGATGTAAGAGAACAGCAGGCTAATGTATTCGCAAGAGATTTGCTAATGCCGGCAATCGTCTTACACAACTTGAATATTAAGTCTAGTGAAGATATAGCTAGAATATGTAATGTATCTATGCTATCAGCAGAAATAAGATATAAAAGGTTGACAGAACTTAATGAGAGAAATGTGTTTAACAGACACCCACTTGAAAGGCAAGTATATAGACAATTTAATGAGTACATAAAAAGGTGTTAGATACTGGTTCTATCTAACACCTAATAGAAGATTTATAAAGGTATACAATCCTCTGATTAAATGATAACATATATTGTATAAATATGTCAATTAAAGGAGGATTTGATAATGGGTATTCTATTATTTTTGTTTATATGTATTGTTTTATTGGTTGTTGCATTTAAAAGAAAGCCGAAAAAAGATATACATAAAATTGAAAATACATTAAATTTAGAGGCTCAAATTGATAAAAGTAATAATCAAAGTAATACGCAAAAGTGTATTAAAAAAGAAGAAATGTCAGACAATTCTCCGTACACTAAAAGTGAAATCATACAACAGTCAAAAAATGATATACAGAAAGCTATAAACTATGAAAAAAGTTCATCAAACCCTAAATTTCATAGAACATATAAC